ACTAAAGGTTTTGCCTATAAATTCCTCTAGCACAGTTATTTTTTCATATTCAAAACTCATAGCATACGTTTCCTTTCTATATAACTACTATAAATTTATAGATATCTACATATTGGTCTAACTGATATACAGGTGCCTTATCAAAGATAGGCAACAGTCTATCAATCATATCTTCATATTGCCTTGTGAGTTCTGCTAAGATAGCTTCATACACTACATTGGACAACTCACAGAATTTCAGAGTCATAATCTCTTGAATAGTGTAGACATTATTCATAGCAGAACTCCTCCTTTAGATAAAATTCACTATCTCTCTTGCAAGATAGGAATACATAACAGACACAGATATCCGGTGCCAAGAACCGTTTTGGAACATCATTACCGGAATATCAAAAGGATCTTTCGGACGCTCAATACATATGAACTGAAGTCCGTTGCCTCTAATAAATAAGGCTCCTTTAGGTACTATATAACCCAAAAGAGCCTCTTTCCGTTGCAGTCGGACGGTTGTGTATTTAATTGTCATGTGTTTCACTCCTTTATATATTCCATGATGTCACCTGGTTGACAGTTAAGTATTTCGCATAAATGCATGATAGTATCTACTGCTACATTTGCATTGTCGGTTAATCTCTTAATAAGAGTAGGAGACATTTTATAGTCTTCTCTTAAATTACGTTTTCTTAGTCCTCTTTCTCTCATAAGATTCCAGAGTTTTCTGTAACTTACGTTTCCCTTGTATCTTTTTGCCATTTCTTTTCTCCAATCAAAAAAGACATCTCTTTCGAGATGTCTCAGTCTGCGCAAAGCACTCCTATTTTAGACCATGAGGCTGGTCCTCTGTCTACTATAGTACACAAGTCTGGATGAAATTCATGCGGCATAAAGATTTTATCAATCCAATTGTCCGCTGCTACTTCATCTATAAAGTAAGTTTCCGTTGTGTATTCTACAGTAGTATACGGTACTCTATGTAATATACTAACGTAATACATATATCACTCTCCTTTTGTCCCTATTTTAGTTCCATCTGGGAAATCAAAGGAACAGTTAAATTCTGCTCCCATACAACGAGCTATTTCTTGAAGTTCATCAAGAGTGAATTTGCCTCTCTGGATTCTTTTAGATATATTCTGTTGAGTTACTCCCAAACGAGCACCAAGTTCCGTTTTGCTCATGTTTGCCTTGGCTAAGGCTGGATTAATAATTCTCTGCATAGGTTTATACCTCCTACAGAGATTATAAATTATCTAGTTCCCTTGTGCAAGTGAAAAGATTCCTGTTTCAGCATTGTAAAAATATCCTTTGCCTTGATATTTTCTCTGACAGAGATTTTGGAATCTTTCCAAAGACATAAAACTTTCACCGATTAATATTGCTCGATCATCTCCAGCACATCCTACATAGTAGCTTTCACCTAATACCATTGCCAAGCGTTCCATTGCTCCCGGATAGAATAAAGCTATTGCTCCTTCGTCTCCGACAGAAGTAGTCACTATCCACCATGGATAATCTGATTTTCTCATTTCTGTTGTGTAGAATCCTTCATCTTCATAAGGTTCACCTGTTAATTTCACTTCCATACACTGACCAATGGAACAAAGAATTCCTGGGTACAGCTTTTCTAAAGATTCAAGATATACTGATTTTCTGTCCTCTGGTGTTTTGAATGAATCATTGCCAGAGAACTGTTTATATAATACTTCTAAGTTCATATTAATACCTTCTTTCTAAATACCATGTTTCGCTTGCGAAGTGGGCTAAAGCCCCTTCTTCAGCTGCTTCTATTTCTATTGGTTGTCCTTCGCTCACAACAGCCGATTTGATATAATCATCTACTGTTTTGGATGTGCCATTATTAGACACAACACAAGATACTGTGTCACCTACTGTGAAGCCTTTTCCTTTGTAACTCCAAGTGCGCTTATCAGGAGAAACTATTGAGATACTTCTCCCTGAAACAAAATATACAGTGCCTATCATTGGACGGGTACTGTCTTCTGTAGCTCCTGTAGGTTTTACTACAGCCAATAAAAAAAGGAGTGCTATTAACACTCCTAATAATGAAGGAATTACTACTTCCTTGATTAATTTCTGCTTTACTTTGTCTGCCTTGTTCATAATGATTTCCTCCTAGCTGCAATTTCAGCCGAACGTTTTTCATACATTTCCTTGCTGATAGTCTTTTTAATCCAATATGCGTTGCGAACTTCTTCCCAGATACAGGAAAGTTCGAAGGATGTTTTCGCTTGCGCAATTCTGGTTTTATAATTTTTCATTATTGTTTCCTCTAATCAAAAAAAGGCAACCGATATTGAACCAAACCGATTGCCTTGTTAAAATTTTTCATTTTCAAAGAATGTCCTCAACAGTATCTATATCTGCATAGCCTACTACTTTACCTGTAAACAAATTGATAGTGTATGTACAATCTGTTTCCATTACTGGGATCAGCAGATTTGCTTTGTGTTTCTGTTTCTTAATAGAGTCTTTCCAGAGAAGTGACAGTTCGCTTGTTGTCGGACACATTAAATCCATGTCGAGAATTTCACTGTACCTAAGAACAAGAACGACAGCTTCCTTTTGCCTTGCTGAAAGACCAGAATACAATGATTTAAAATCATCAAGCTCATTATTCTCAAGCCAGTCTTTCAGAAGGTCTTTGGCTTCATTAATTGATTGCCTAAATTCTGCCTTGCCTTCTGTAATTTCTACATAGACATTGTTGAGTTCCGCCCATGCTTTATAGTCAGAGATATACTGACAGAACTGTTCTGGTGTATAGCTGAAAGAAAATTTGTTGAGAACATCTGTCCAGTTTCCATTGTTACAAATGTAGAGTTCTCTGCCTAAAACAGATTTCAGCTCTACTGATGTGGTTTTCTTGTTGATGATTCTTGTGTAGATAGTCTTTGTCATAATTTTTCCTCCTGCCTTTTAGAGTGGCATAACTCATATTATTTTTTTGCTTGTGTTTCAACAACATAGACCTTGCCTGGTCTGCACTTAATCTGTTTAATCTTCATGCCATCTCTACGACGTGCTTCTGGCGTGTCGGTGTAACCTTCGAAGCTATTAAAGCCCACCGGCGGTAATCTGTGACCTTCGGAATACTTGACAGGTAAACCATGACCGAATACAGGTTTGGAATCTTCTTCCCATGAGATGTTATAGCCCTGACCGTCAACTCGTGCCTGTGAGTAACAGCCGCTTTTTGAGCCATACATAGGTTGTGGATGCTTCTTCTCGCGTGGAAGCATGGAAGCTATAGCTCTAGTATCTCTACGACATTTTACAGGTTCTTCACTGATAAAATCAGCAGAGTTCATGAAAGCTATAATGAAATGTCTAATATCTGGATGGTCTTTAGTAGTGGTGTCTACCCATCTGTAGCCATTCCAGACTTTGAGCCGTGACACTCTGTAATGTGGTCTAATACACACGTAAAGTGTGCCATTGACATTACCAAAAAGGCTGTAAAGAGGTAACACATAGTTGTGAAAGTTAGTGCCAAAACCTCTGACCTGTGAACATGGTTTCATAGTTAATTCCTCCTATCATATTGATATGACTACCTACGACCGAAGTCATAGGCAGAGCATATCAGTACGATTAAGCCATACGAGTCTCCATAGATTCCTCTGCTGATACTTTGATAGCGTCATCTACTGGAATACCTAAGTATTCAAGATAAGACAGAATCAGCTGTCTGGATGCTTCGACTTCTTTACCATAGTTACGCTTTAAGCCCTTAGAGCCTGCCTGTAATTTACCCCAGATGAATGCACACAAGTTGTTAGCAACCCATGCTGGTGTAGCACCTAATGTGAAGTTTTTATACATGGAATCATCTGTACCGTCATTGGCAGTATTGAATACTGGTGACATGATGTCTTTACAGAGTTCTTTCACATATTTGAAATCACGCTGTCTATCAGCGTCGAATGACTCAACGTCATTGTAAGTAGCCTGATAGTCTTTAGCATTGACATAGAGTGAATGAAAGCCTGTCAGTGTGAATGTACCGCCTGTCTGGAAGTAAGCCCATACATAGACGGAAGCAATGCGATTGCTAGTAGGCTTAGGGCAGAAACTGTCCTCTGAATATCTTTCAACAAGCTCTGATTTGAAAGTGTCAAGTGCTTCTTTAGCAGACTCAACTTTAGCGTCAAGGTCAGCTTTTTTAGCCTTAGATACTTCACCCTTTTCAAGGGCTTTTGTTCTTGATGCAACAGCTTTAGAATATTTATCAGACAACTGTAAATAGTGCTGTCTGTCGTATTCTAACTGTACATCTTCACCAAACCGCTGTACATTGACAACCTGTTTTGGTGCAAATAACTCTTTCTCATTCTTTCCTGTGATTGTAATTTTAAAAGTTTTGTTTGACATAATAATTTCCTCCTGTGGATTTATTTTATTGTTTATCACTTAAAAAAATATATAGTTAGTCCGTAGACTGTTAATAAGCATATGTAATATAGACAGCACTCTTGCGCTCTATTACTAGAGATTCCAGACAATCCCATCAAGGTGAAAGTTTGGACGTGGCAAGCTACCCATCAAGGTGTAGACGCACTAACTATATATGATTTCAAGGAACGTACTCTTGCATCATGCAAGGCAATATGGTATAATAGTTACAATAACTGTTTAGGGTTTAGGGGGCAAAAGCCCCCTATGGCTCAAGGTATTCTCTATAGTCACGGTATGAAGCAAAAAGCATATACCGCTGGATAGAGTCCACCCATCCCATGAACCCATCTGGAACGTCAAAACCTTTAAGGTTCATGTAATCACCTCCTATTCAGTTATCTCTGCCCTTGTTAGCGCAAGGGCTTTTTTGTTACTCAACAAGTTGTGCTCTTGTTGATGATTGTACTTTACCACAACTGTTTGGTTGTGTCAAGTACTTTTTAAAACTTTTTGAAAAAGTTTTATTTGCTACTTTAGAATATTGAAGTACTGTGTCCTCTCGCTCGGTTGATTCTTCCGCTTAACGGCTTCTTGATTGAGGAGTAAAGTGTTGATTGGCTCAACCTGTTCAGTTTTCTTCAAATAGTTCCGAACACTGTGCTTTCTTGTCCTGCCGTTCCTGCTTTCTTCAACTGCTTTGATGGGTCTTGTTTATTCTGCACTCACTCTGTCTGTCATTCCACAGCTTAACTACCATGTTACTTGTGAGCCGCCCTCTCGCTTCACCCATTCTTTCCTGCTTTCTTCAATATTTCTCGCTTGGACTTGTCAACTGCCTTTCCTTGCTGACACGCTTATCATACTACCCTCAAGGTAGTTTGTCAATAGCTTTTTTAAAAATATTTTTATTTACACGTTTACAAAAGTTCGCAAACCCGCATAAACACTGGGAAAATTGCATGAAAAA